TTATTAATAAGATTCCTGGACACTATTATAAACAGTATGAGAGTCATTTCTTCATTAAGACTAAGCCTACTTATGTAAAACATAATGGTATTGAGTATGGTGTAGGTACTACTAGGGCTGTTCCTGATAGCTTTATAGAAGTTAAAGGTACTGCTACTACCAAGTATGAAGCTGACTTATTAGTTAAAGAGATGAGTGATCCTAACTCTCCTAACTATGTTCCAGATGCTGTTGTAATGAATCCTGAGAAGTCAGTAGCTAATAGCATGACTGATCATCTTGCTATTTATAAATTAGATACTGATAATTATAAGAATGCTCTAACTCGAGCTGAAGGTGTTAGATACCTTAAAGATGACAATGTTATCATGGATCCATTAAAAGCTTTACATGAGAGTGCTCGTAGGATAACTGCTACAGCAGCAGGTTCTCAATTTGAGAAAGCATTTACAGCGAAGTTTGTAAAAGACTTTAATGATGTGATTCCTGGTGATTCATTTCCTAATACTATAGATGAAATCTCAGCAACAGCGAAAGGTAAAGCAGCTTCTCCTGCATTAGAACAGATGGTTAAGGATGCTAAATCTGCATGGAAAAGACATGATCACTTTACTCAAGCAAGAGAAGTAAATATCTTTGATAGAGCTTGGTTTAACTCATTACAATCAATGGCTGATATTCTAGAGTCTCGTTCTTTTAAAGTACCTGCCCCTGTAGTTAGAGAACTAGCAAATATGGGTATAACAGGTGCTTCTACTGTAGCCAGAGCATTAGCTACTAGATTAATGATTACTTATGTATTGCCAATGAGACATTGGATTATTCAACCTTCTATGTTTATAGAACAAGCTACTGTGTTCCCTAAAACAGCTATAACTACGTTTAAAAAGACACCTTTATTAGCTTCAGAACTATTAGGCTTTGATAATACAGCAGTTAAAAGTATTATGATTAAAGATCCTAAAGCTAAGTTAGAATATGATCTTGAATTAAAAGCACTTAAAGAAGCTAAGGTTCTTGAAACAATTAACCAGAACTTGGCTGCTCATGAAGTTTTAGGTAGACGTGTTAGAAGTTTTGATGAAGGAACTACTATAGCAGGTAAGATACTTCGACCTTTACAAACTGTTGAAGGGGCTGCTGCAGGTGGATTTAACAAGTATGGCTATGGTGTATCTGAACTAAGCAACTTGGTAGGTATGTTCTTACAGAATAAAGAAAGATGGAAAGCAGCTAATCCAGGAAAAGACTGGACAACTAAAGCTAATATTCAGAGCTTAGCCTTTGAAGCTTGGAAACAAGCAGGTGCTATGTCTCGAGCAGGAGCTCTACAGTTCCAAAGACAACCTATTCTTTCTTTCTTAACACAGTTCCAAGCTATTAATGTTAAAGGTTTAGTAAACGTATTACAAGATAATGCAACTAACTTAAGTAGAAATCAAAGAGCTGTATTAACAGCTAATAGAATCTTATTACATGGAGTTAAATATGGAACTATAGGTGGTCTAGGTAAAGTGATATATGATTACTTTGCTAACCATGAAAATCCTGAAATACAAGCTAATGCTGAGTTATTACAAAAAGGTATGATAGATCTATCAATAGAGTATCTTTCTGAATTAGTAATGGACGAAAAGACTGATGTAAGCTTATCACAGTCAGCTTCTATCAATGCAACTAATGCTCCTATAGAAGTACTGCATGGTTTATTCCAAACACTTGCTTGGTTTGCAGGAGATAGACAGGCACAGGCTCCTAATATACCTTTCAATAAAGCAATAGGTAGAATTATGGAATCTGTTTCTAAAGCAGAAAACATATTTAAGTATAGAGATATTACTGGCGACTCTATGTTTGAAGTAATGCCTGCTCTTTTAGAAGCAACATCATTAGGTTCTAACCTAGCTAAATCTCGTAGAGCATGGAGAATGCAAGAGCTATATACTAAGAATGGCTTTGCTAAAGGCTTAGAAATAACTAAAACTGATGCCTTCTGGCAAGCATTTGGTTTTGCAACTCATAAAGAAGCTGAACTAAGACGAGGAGAAGAACTCAAAAGAAGTTCACAACAAAGAGTTAAAGATGCTATTAGTGATCTAGATGGAGTCTTTGTTGATGTATTTACAGGCACGAGAGCTGATGCAGAGACTAAGTTTAAACTACTTAACTTTGAAATTAATTTACTAAGACAAGAAGGTAACTTCTCAGGCTCTGAATTAAATAAAATATATAAAGAAGTATTGAGTCGTCAGGCTGCTAGAGCAACAACCACTAGAACTGGCTCTCTATTTACTTATTTATTAAATAGTGACGGAAGAGGAGAGGATATGCAAGCTATTGTTAATATCCTTAAGAACGTAAAGAAAAATGATCCTGTTCTTCAAGATTACTATGACATGATCGTAAACAGAAAACTATCACCAATTAAGGAATAACATAATGGCAAAGGCACCTGACTTTCAACAATCTATATCACCTTCTAACTTTAAGGCTTATGCACAACAAGGAGTTGTAGATAAGTCTAAAGGTATGGAATCTGCTGCTAAAGGAGAATTTATCTCTGGTCTTGTAGGGACAGGTATAGATGCTTATAAAGCTTATGACAAACAATCAACTCTAGCAGGTATTACAGATCAATTAAAAGAACTAGAAGACGAAAGAGCTAGTCGTAGTCTTCAAGGTATTCAGAACCTAGAAGAAGGGATTGCTTCATCTGAAGGTCAACTTCAAATGATTAAAGAAAGTGCAGGCTATGATGAATCTTATCCTATGATGTTGAATACAGAGTTAGATCAACAAACAAGAGGTATTACAGGATCTCTTGAAGAACAAACTTCTAAGTTAATGAGAGCTAAAGAACAAGGCATCATGAAAGAGTTCGAACTTGGTGAGAGATTAGCTAAGATTACAAGAGAAGCTGTGTCAAGAAACCCTGCCTATGCAGGAGAGATCATGGGTCATGTATCAAAAGTATCAGACATGTTGAATATTACAGCTCGAGTAAAACAAGATGTTAGTGTACTTAAAGATCAACAAGATGCTATGGAAAAGGATATTAAAAAGCTTACAGATACAGGTATAGCTCTAGGTGTCTTTCCTTGGCAAGAGAAGTATCAGACCCCTCAAGGAACAGACTATCAAGCTTATATGCAAGATGTTAATGTCATGGGAGCTTTGAAAGAAAATAAAGTGAAGCTAGACCTTATGAAGGATGCTAAAGTATCTTTAAATGCTCTTAACTCAGAAGCCTATTCTGCATCAGGTCAATTTGCTATGGATCAAGAAACTATTATTAATAGCTTCTCAGATTCTGCTTTAGAGATTATAAACTCAGATAAACCTAATAAAGAACTTTTATTAAATAATCTAGAGAAAGATCTAAACATTTATGTAAATAAATTAATGGTTAATAATGGCTTATCACCTAATGATCCTAATATTAAAGATGGTATTGCCTATGTAAAATCTCAAATTGCAACACTAAAAGAAGGCTTTACAGGAACGGCTAATGGTTCTTATGATCGTGGAAGATTAGATAATGATATAAGTATTAATAAGAATATAGCTATTAAACGTGTTGCTAGAGAATTTGAAGCTAAAGGTAAAGATCTATATAAGTTTAATTACTTAATGGATATGGCTAAAGACTTTCCTGAATTACTTAGATCTGAATTTATAAATGAATCATGGAATGACATTAAAAAGTCTACTTATACTATAGGTACTCCTGATGATGATGGTTATTCAACAAGAGCTATCAAACCTAGAAAAGAACTAAATAACAAGTCTTCTTTACAAGACTATACAGAGCGAACATTAAGACAAGCTAAAGCTAATGAAACTGATATACCTAAGTTTGATGATGCTCTTGAGAAACATCTTCGTGTTATTGGTAATGATGAACTTACTCAGCAACAAGGAGTGTTAGCTACTAGAAACTTAATTAATTCATTACAAGACCCTGCAATTAAAGACATGTATGGTAAACTAGATCCTACTACTATAATGAATGCTAATCAGAATGTATTAAACTTCTCTACAGTATTAGAAAATACTACAAGAGAGTTTATGAATGCAAATCCTGATCTTAAGCTCGAAACAGTAAGGAGAGAAGATGGTACTATTGCAATCAAGGGTCTACCTGTTGGATCAACTTTCAGTAGAGCAGTTAAAGAAATTAATGCTAGCTTTAGGGCTTTCTATCATACTTCAGGTATGTCTCTTGAGCAAGCAGCAGATGAGTTTTATGCAACTATTCCCTCATTGGGATTATCAGGAGAAACTCCCTCACAAAAGCAGTGAGCCAGTAGTATCGCAATCAGATAATACTACTGGCAGCAATAACCCAACAAACCTTAAGACTAAAGATGCTAAGTCTTTTAGAACCTTTGATACAGTAGAAGAAGGTATCAATGCTTCTGCAGATCAACTTTATCGTTACTTTGCAGGAGAAGGTCCTGCTAAGGGTAAGCCTACTAAGACTGTTAAAGATGTTATCGCTTTATGGAGACCTGAATCAGATCGAAGAGGTGAGAAAGACATTAGTCAAGCTAACTATGAAAAGATAGTAGCTCAGTCTATTGGAGTTAAACCTACAGAAAAGATTGACATCAACAATCCTCAAGTATTAGGTAAAATGCTTCAAGGTATTACTAAAGTAGAAGGTAATGAAGTACCTTTAGATACTATTATGAAGTCTATTGGAGGAGTTAGAAAAGATGGTACTTATAAAGGAGCAGGTTGGTTAGGTCCTTTAGAAAGACCTGATGGTTATGTAATGACTGAATACTCTATAGAAACTGAGATTGATGGTAAGAAAGTATTGATTCCTTCTATAGTACCTTCACTAACTAAAGCTGAGATTCAAGAACTATTAGTAATGACTAATGAAAAAGAATTTCCTAAAGCTATAGAGAAGAAAGCTATAGAACATGCTAAGAAACGATTAGCTGAAGGAAAGAGTCCTTTCATTGATTAGTTGGAAGACGTTTAAACTACCTCCAATTAATCTTTGGAACAGTCCTCGGGATAGATCGGCTGAAAACCTTCAGGCAAGAAAAGATAATCTTGATGCTGACATGAAACATAGTAGTCGCTAGGCATTACTGTTTTAAAATAGCACTCTTGCATATATCTTGTACCATGGGCACATGAGTCAAAGTTGCCTATATAATTAGGTTGATCTTGAAGATACAAAACTATTACATATTCAAACATATATGTCTCCTATAAAAGTAAGGTAGTAGAGGAGAGGCGAACCCCTACTACCATACATGGCTCCCTAAGTAGGGACTTTTACTACCATCACTGGTAGATTTCTTTTCTGGGCATACTTAATACCATACTCTGTACCCTTACTACGAGTATCCCAGATAGCTAGAACTTTATCTGCGTTATCTATCATCTGTTTAGTTCTAACAAAGAAATACTTACTATCAAACTCTGCTGTAGGATCTATTAAATGGTAGGGTATAAACTCTACAACATCTATTCCTCTAGCCTCAGCATACTTCTTAGATAATGGATCGACACCTTTGGCACTCCCTAGGAGGAAAGTGAGAGTGCCTGTGCCGTGCTCCTTTATAAAGCGATCAATGATAGGGAAGACTATCTCAGCTTTATCAATGGAGCGAGAACCAATTATACATACTTTCATGATCTATACCACGCTAATTGTATTCTAATAATTAACAAATCAATTAGACAATATCCTACTTCGATTCCATTCACTTCAGCTTCTGTAAACTCGACACCAAGTTGGACTCCACATATAGGTTGTATTGTTGTAATCATATTATATCTCACAGTGTCCTGCTGTGCAAGCAAGAGTTTGTTGACCTATAGTATTATCATCTTCTTCAGTAAACTCTGTCCAATCAATAGTCTTAGGAGTCTTAGCTAGAAGCTCTTCATACTGTTCCTTACTACAATCTTCGTATGGTGCTTGTTGATATGTATGATCACTATGAGGTAAGAATGATACACCTGAAATCTCATCAAAGTGTTTCCATACCCATGCACCTACTTCAACCCATTCATCATCTTTAACAGAGATTGTTACAGATGGTTTATGCTCACACCAATGACGTTGATAGATGATCCAGTTCTCTAACTGTTCTAATGCTGTTAGACCATCTCGAAGTATAGCACCTTTAGGAGCTTTCATAGGGAAAGTAAATACAGCAGTAGAGTCAGGTCTAAATGCTTCATCTTCTACAGAAACACCCTTCTCTTTTAAGAACGTATAGATTGGATCCTTTTTATCCATTCTGATTCGTCTATAGTAATAGTCATTGTGTCGTGTATGTATACCACTAGCACTGTCCACAAGCTGAGAAACAGTACCACTAGGCTTAACACAAGTAATTGATGCAGAAGCAGGGATTTCCAATTTCTTCGCATACTTTTCATTTGTTTGTCTTGCGACATCTCTTAACCTTTCTAACATCTTAGGATCAGGATTAGAAGTAATCTTAGCATCCATGATGCCTGTCATTGATACACCAAGTAATCTTTCTTCTTCTGTATTCTGTTTCCATTCAGCAGATAAGAATTTAAAGTCTGTTAGTGTCGACTGAATAGTCCCAAGTAAAGTAGCCAATCGAACTTTTCTTGCAAGTGATTCTTCTGTATCATTTGCTCTAACGACCACTTCCGTAAGATTACAGAACTGCTTATCACGCAGTATAATTTCTGAACAAGGGTTGGTTCCGTAACTAAGACTTGGATCTCTACGTCCCCATTTATTCGCTTGATCCTGAGCAGCGATTCTATTAAAGATACCTCGTTCACCTGATTTTGACTTAACCAATGATACCCATTCTTCCATGAAAGTTTCACTGTCAGGTTTTTCTGTGTAGGCAACCGAGTTGTTTGCAAGACCCCTATGTGGGTGATCATTATACCATGCTCCCATTTTAGCTTCACGCATTCTGCGATCAGTCAAGTTAGATAAAGAGATTAAAGCTGATCTTCTAACACCTCCAACAACTACAATCTCACCAACCATACACATAATATCATGTACTTCGATAGAGTTTAGCTTACGTCCTTTAGCGTGTTTAAACGTCTCCGTTACGAAATCAAATAGTCTTTTCAATGGATCAGGTCCACTAGCTCGACCTCCAAATGTCTTCAGTCTTGCTCCTGCAGGACGTACTTTAGAGAAGTCAAACGTAGGTATGTCACCTTCATATAGTGATGACAGGAGTTTCTTGAATGCTTTTGCCCAACCTAATTTACTATCTTCGACAACAATTAAGTCATCACAGGTCTTTAGGTCGAGGGGTATGGCAGGAAGCTTATCAATCTCCTGTCTCTCACAACTAAAACCTACACCAGTCCCATTCATCAGGATGTATAGAGCTTCACTAAATGCACGTTTATTATTAACTGCTAAGTAAGAACAATTATAAGCAGAGATGTTATCTCTCTCACATGCTTCTCCTGCCGTCATTAATAATCTCATAGAAGGCATAACTTCAAGGTTAAGAACAGCATCTCTAACTTCTTTAAGTTCCTTCTTTAATTCAGGGGTTTTTGTTTCTAGGTAAGATACTAAACGATCAACTGTTTCACTCCAAGTTTCTCGTCTGTTTTTCTCAGGTATGAATCTTGCATATCGAGACATCGCAATCACATCTTGATATACACTAGGTAAATTACTCATCTAAATCTATCTCCTCTTTTAAATTATCAACTTCAACTAATAGTTTATCATAATTATCTTCTATCTTATCCTGAAACTTTTCTACTAATTCCTCAGATTCAATATCTAATAATTCTAATAACTCTGTTTCTTCCATCTTACAGAGCTCTTCTTTGAGCTCCTCAAACGTCAGATTTCTTATCATTCTCTTTTACTTCTTTCTTGTCTTTACGAAAGATACGATCAAAATTCTCATCAAACTTATCTTTATCTCTAAGCTTTGATGTGATTCGTTCTCCAGTATGTGGGTTAGTATCGACCATCTTCTATCCTTTCTTCATATAATAATGCCATAGCTAAGTAGTTTATAGCTCCTAACATCTCTCTTTTATACCAAAGATAGTTAGTTTCTTCTTTGTTCTTTACTGCTTCCATAATCTTCTTCTGAGCTTGTCCAGTAAGAAACCCTGTACCATGTGTGTCTGCTAAGCTAACCCAAGGTTGTGTGAGAAAGCACTTACCATTACCATGCCTTTCTTCACCTTTACCATCAGATGCTTGCTCTACTGCTTCTTGAAAGATCTTTTCTAATGGGTGTATCATAATATTATACCTCGTTTAAACAGCTTTGTCAAGCTTTTTTCCATACTTTTGTTTAAGATAATTAATGCTTACTGCCATCTCATCAAAAGCTCCATCATTAACCTCGTGGAGCATATAGAAACCTCTCCAATGTTGGTTAGTTTGAGAACTTAAATAGTCTTCATCGTGCTCATAACATGATCCTGCAATAATGGCTGTAATCTCTCGTCCATCTGCTCGAGCTCCATAGGCAATCTGTCTACCTTGTTGATGTCCTGCAAAACATGACATGTGCTTACGAGTAAGGAGCGTTCTAGCCGATGTAATCGGTCTTCCCATGACACCACTTGCAAAATAGTGACTGTAAGCAATACCATCAACAACAACCACATCAAGAAAAGGATAAACAGTCCAACCATATTCTTCATAATTAAGATCTCCTATGCTAATTAAATCTTCTAACTTACGATCATTGTTAATAGCTCGATCAATACGATCTTCGTGATTACCTAAAGTTAGAATCATTTCAGGTTTATAAAGCTTACGTTTTGCTTTACGTTGTCTGTTTTGTAATCGAACAAGAGGACCAGTCAAAGCATCCATCGCCTTATGTACTGCCTTAATATCTGCCTTGTAGGTTCTACCTTCAAAGGCTTTTTTACCTGTATCATAGGAAGACAGACTAGGCATATCTGCAAAGTCTCCTATACATACAATAACATCAGGTTGTTTGTCAACTATATATTGACCTATCCATTTAAGGTACTGCACTGAATGACCAGGTTTTACTTGGCAATCAGGTATCACCATGTGTTTTCTCATGAAAGTTTACCTCCTGAGTTTTTAAATATATCAAGTTCTGATTCAATATCTGCTCGATCTTCGACATTAATTATACCCATGTCAATAAGATTCATTACTGCAAATTCGATAAGAGCTTCTGCTTCTAAGTCATCGACTTCACATTTAAAAGAACAACTACCATCAGAATTTCTTACAAAGTTTTTTATAATCACTAATCCAATCCTTTCTAGAATCTAGCCACTCAAAACCTTCTTTAGTAGCCCAATCACCATACGTTGTTTTACTTCCTTTACGAATCTTAACATCAGGATTCATAAATAAGAATATAATACGAGTTTTAGGATTGCACTGTTTAAACCATACCATTTTCTTACGAGTCTCTAAATCTAGTTTACCTTTAGCTTCGATGTAGATCTCAGCAGTTCCAGGTTTAAAGTCAGGTATATAGGTTCGTTCTATGGCAGGTTGTACATAAGAGTATTTGTTTGGTTCATATTTACAAGCAGAGAATACTTTCTTTAGTTTATCCCACACTTGTTTTTCAAACTTACTTTTGAATAAGGGCATCAAATCTATCCTTGTAGTAAGAGTTTTCTTGTCGTAGAATCCATAAGCATCCTGCGTTCATGAGAAACTCATCATCATTACCATAAAGGTCTCTGACAACACTAAGCATATCAAGTTCTGACAAGCACGAACTTAGGAGAGTTTTTGCCTTCTTATCGCCAATCTTCTCAATACCCTTAATGTTATCAGATGTATCACCCTTTAGACACTGTTCATAAAATAGACGAAGACCCTCTAGTTCTGTTTGTTCAACAAAAGTATCAGGTCTCGTCCATCCTTTGCCACTGATCTCCCAAGAGAAGTGTCTTCCTGGTATCTGGAGTAAATCTTTATCAAGGGAACATATTATCGTGTTATCTGTTTGATTTATTCCTAAAGCATCGTCTGCTTCTAATCCATCAGGGGCAAGTTCTGCATTTAAAGATTGCATCGCATAATCACGACACGCATCTAAATGCACAGGTTTAGGTGCTCGTCTATGTGCTTTGTATTCAGGATAAATAGTTTTCCTAAAGTTACGACTACCAGTAAGAAATGCTTGGTATTCTGTAGAACCTGTCTTCTCAATTATCTGATCAAACAGCTCGTTTAAACGATATATAGCAATACCTACATCATCTTGCTCAGCACTCGCTGCACATCGGAAGCACACTAAATCCATGTCGACTAAAGCTTTCATTAGACTGGAATGTCATCCTGTAAGTCATCAATCGATGAAGCTTCTGTACCCATTACAAAGTTCTCAAACTCTTTAGCCATACCTAAGACTTGAGTTACTGTAGGGCTTTTACCTTCAGCAGTTAAAGCTGAAATAGCAGAAGAAATAGAAGATTGTCTTACAATCATAACTTGACGTTGAGCACGTTCTTCTTTAGTCTCATAGTTACTACCTGTTACTCGAGTAGTAGCTTTTGTATTATTTGTATTACTTGTTGCTTGTGCTATTTGGTCAGCACCTATGCTAACCCACTGCCAATAACCAT